AGGTGACGGCCGTGACCGCGCTCACGCCACCATGACGATGCAGAGGGCGATGATCAGGAAGGGCATCACTTGCGGCCGAGCTTCGAGAGGAGCCACGAGAACGGGAAGAGCTGGCCGGCGATGTAGCCGCCGAGCGCCGCGGCCGCCACGGCCCAGATGCTGCCGAGGAGCGAGGAGAGGTCTGCGAGGATCATGTCTTGGGCTTCCTTTGTGCTTGAGCCTTACGGAACGCCGCGTCGAACTCGGGGTCTTGCGCCCGCATCGCCGCCACGTACTCCCGATCTCCCTCGGGACGGGACGGGTCTAGCATATCGGCGGCGAGCTGCGCTTGGTTGACCTTCTTCCGGGGTAACCACCCGACCGCAATGCGGGCGGCCTGGCCGACCCCGCTCTGCCAGACGAAGACCACCACCGCCACCGTGATCACGGCCGCCGCCACCCAGACAAGGGTGGACATCCACGCCGGCGTCCGGTCGGCCGTCCCCGGCAGGTCCTCGTGGATGGTCGCCGCGAGGGCGTCGATCCGCTCGGCGCGGGCCACGACCTCGGGCTGCTCGGTAGTGCTGCCAAGCACCATGAGAGCCTTGGCCTCGCTGCGGATGTCGTTGGCCGTGCCGGCGATGCGTGCCGTGGGGCTGCAGGCCGTCAAGGCAAGGCTACCGATGAGACTCAAGCTGACGATCAATCTTGTCGAGCCGTTCATTGATCGCTTCCTGCTGGGTCACGAGCCGCATGAGCAGACGGTCGTGGGTGAGGTATCCGCCGCCAAGGATGGTGAGCAGCGTGATCGCCACGCCGATGATGCCCGCCCAATCGCGCAGCGACAGCTTGACGATGTTGTTCCGCTCTATGGTCATGTCGTGATTTCAGGTCTTGAGGTTACTTGTGGCCTGTTCAATGATCGCCACCAAAATGGCTTTCACTTCGTCCTCTGACTTGCCCTTCGTTGAGCCAGGCGCAGTTGCAACGATCATGCCGTTGCTGACATACACATCGTCCGACAGCTGTTGAATCTCCATAATCATCCCCACGAGAACAGAGTGACCGTATAAGCACTTGCAAAGTTGTTTCGCACCTGCACGAGGCCACTATCTTGGCCGATGCAGATTTTGTTGCTGGTCGTAGCGGCGTTTCCGGTTGTTGCAATTGCCACGGCGCTTGAGCCAACAAAGTGCTGCACAAGCGTTCCGGATGCGCCGCTGAACATCGCGTTGACATCGCCTCCAAACGTGGTTCCGCTCAACAAGCGCAGGCCGCCGTTGGCCGTGTATGTCCGTTGTGGGAACGTATAAACGCCTCCAGATCCAGCAAGCGTCACCACTTGAATGGAGAACTGGCTACCGATCTCCTCCATAGGCGACACGCCGCCAATGCGAGGAAGGAATGCCGTCGTGGTGGTGCGTACCTTCGCCGCTTCCTGACCGATTCCAATGTTGTTGAGTGCGGTGATCTTTGCCGGATACAAGGTTCCTGTGCCGGTGTTCTCCAAGTGCAGGACATCTGTGCCGCTTGTGTTGACGTTGTTGGTGCAGACGATGATGTTGTTGTCGTACACCCCACTCGATGAGTTGCACATGAATGCCGTGGCTATGTCACTCACGGCGTTGTCGGTGATCGTCATGTACAGCTTGTCGGCAGTCGCGCCTCGCAGTGCGGTATTCAGGAAATACTTGACCTGACCACCCATCACGCGGTTTCCCCTGATGACCGCAAACATCGGCTTTGCGGCTGCGCCGCTCGGCATCGCTCCCTCTGAATCATCAAGCACGTACAGAAGTTGACCCGTTGCGGTTGGCACGTTGTTGAACACCACGTTGTTTTCGATTGTGATGCTTCGGGCCCGTTGATATGTGCCAGGAACAAAAAACGAGATGCAGTTGCTCCCGGCTTGGTTTAGCGTCGCCAGTACGCTGAACGGACTCGTGGTATCTGGCGCAACGTCATAGTGCCAGACGTTGTTCACAATCGTCCCCGCCTGCACCTGAAAGTTGGCGATGCCGCCGAAACTTGCTGCTGCTGTGTTGGCGCTGGCGCACGGCTTGATGCTGAACCGAAACGAATTGTTGGCGACGATTGTCTCGTCGTTTTGGATCTTGAGAGCGCGACCTTTGCAGTTCACGAACGTGTTGTTAGTGACGGTGGCGCTTGTCGCTCTGTAGGTTGTTCCTGTAACAAGACCACCAAAGATGACGAGCCCATCCGTGTCTTGGTTGGATGCACTGCCAGTTGTTTCCTGGTTGAGGATGTTGGAAATCAAACACCCTGAAACGTTCGTGGCTTGCGGATAAAGGCCTGATTGTTCTGTGACGACAATCGCCTGCGTACCGTTTGAGCCGGGCGTGTTCGACAACGGCTCTCGCGTGAAATCCTTTGCAATGCAATTCGTGATGGACACAAACTCATACCCACCGGCAATGTAAACACCGACGCAGCCTTTGTTCCCACCTACACCCGCTGTAACAGCAAGGCCGTTTTTGAACTCACAGTTGTCTAGCTTGACGGTGGTGGTGGATGCGCCCGCAGTTCCGGTAGTGTTGTCGATCCGCAGGATTGACTGAGCCTTGGAGTTCGCGTCGAAAGTCAGACCGGAAATCTCCACGCTGAATGCCGCGCAGGTCAGGTAAATCATTTGATTCACCTGCGTTGCGGGGTTGGCCCTTATCGTCGCCTCATCGCCGAAGATCGTTAGTTTTCCCGTCAGCGTCTTCGTAATTTGCGTCGTTCCCGTTTGATTCATGGAATACGTGCCAGCCGGGAAGAACAACGTTTTCCCCATCGCGGCGGTAATCGCCGCGCTGATTGCAGCCGTGTCATCCGTCACCCCATCGCCGACCGCGCCGAAGTTCTTGACGCTTATAATTTCGTTCAGTCTGTTGGCGACGGTGCGCGTGACCGATCCGGGCGTGGGAGTGTAAGTCGCAAGGGTCGCGCTGGTCGCAAGCAGCGTAGAGGCCACGTGATCCCATTGGCCTCCGTTGTACTGCCATACGTCCCCGGTCGCAGGAGCCGCCGTATTGATCTGCACACCCGCAAGCCCATCGACCGTCGGTCCCGGATAGGTCCCGGCGAGGTCGCCGCTTGCAGCTCCGGTGGGCGTTCTCGCGTCGTTGAGGCGGCTGTCCGTCGCCTCTACGGGCTTGCCGACGGTCGCGCTGCCGCTTGCCGCGAAGTCGCAGGACAGCGTGACGTTTGCCGTTAGGTCGCCTCCGCCCGTCAGGCCCGTGCCCGCAATGACTTGGCGCGTCAGGGGCACTCGCTGGGCGAGGTCTGTGGTGAGGTTCGCCACCTGGCTCTGGGCGAGCCCGCCGGCGGGGATCGGGTCGCTGCCGGCGCTACCGTGCGTGCCGCCGTGGCTCGTTGGCGTGCGGGCGTCTGACAGGCGGGTATCGGTCGCGCTCACGGCCTGCGTGGCGCTGCCGCCCCCGCTCGGGGCGAGGTCGACGTTCAGGGTGACGTCGGTCGACAGCGCGCCGCCACCCGTCAGGGCCGTGCCTGCGGTCACAAGGCGCGTCGTCGGGACCTTGGCCGCAAGGTCCGAGACGAGGTTCACGACCTGCGTCTGGGCAAGCGTGACCGGATCGCTCCCCCCGGAGGCGTGCGAGCTCGCGTGCAGCGCTGGGGTGCGGGCATCCGACAGACGCGAATCGGTGGCGCGCACTAGTTGGTTGGCCGTGCCGCCCCCGTTCGGGGCAAGGTCGGCGGCAATCGTCCCCGATCCGACGAGCGTGCCGCCAGGCGTACCGTTCGCAAGAAGCCCCGTGCCAGCGGTCAACGACGAAAGGCCGCCAACCGACACCACGTTGCTGTTCTGGGTGACGTCGATCTCAATATCGGCCATGTCAGGTGGCTCCTGCGAAGGTGTTGACCTGTGCGGGCCCCAACGACGTCAGACGGTGGACAACGCTGCCAGGAAACCGAATCTCAAAGTCGAAGCGCGCCTGCCCGAGCGGCAAGGTTGCCGTGGTGGCAGCCGGGATGGTCAGGGTGCCCTGCGTCTGGGCGATGTTCAGGACCCACATGGGCGAGACTCCCGTCGAGCTCGCCGTAAGGAATGCCGCCGCCTCGGGTTGCGAAATGGTCAGCCGCCACTC